CGGATCGGTGAATCTTCTTCGCTGCGGAGCTGCGCGAGAACTCGATCAGATGCTCCATCGAGCAGAATGCCTTCAGACTACCGATTACTGCTGATTCGGCTTCGACCTTTTTTCGGCATAGTGAGCAGCGTCTAGTCCGCATTTTTTAGACCGAGATGGTCTGCATACGGCTTGAGATACTTTCGCCAGAACTCTAGTTCGACGGCGATCAGCTCATTATATGTTTCTTTGACCTGCTGGCGATCGAGATTAGCCAGACCTATCTTCAGTTGGTCTTCGGCTTTGTGTACTGGTTCTAATAAGTGAGCAGCCATAGTGCCTCCTAAAAGTCAGAAAGCATCAGATCGAGCCGCTGCATATCAGTCAAATCTCTGATATACGCGAACTGAGCGTCAACTTTCTCTGTGTGTGATTCTGTTTTATCTCCAGCCTTTACCGAATGCCCGAGAGACGACCAGAAATCCGACTTGCTGGCGAATCCCAGCAAATAGATCTCATGGTCGGTAGCGTACGCGAAGACGTACATATCGCATTGCTGCCGCTCCTGCGACTTTGGGATTCTTACCATGTAATCCGGTCGCGGGGCGCCGTGCGTCTTCTTGGTCTTCACGTCGATGCGATACTCTCCGACCTTAAAGTCGAAATTCATCGAATCGTCTGCGCAGTATTCGAAGTCGATATCCAGATCAGTGAGCCAGCGACCGAACGCCATCTCTCCCAGCGTCCCGGTGATCTGCCCTTTGCCATCTTTGACGATCGTCGTCTCGTTGAACGGATAGCCTGTGTGCTTAATGTGGGCGTAGTTGATCCAGTTATGTCGAATAATATATTTAACCATTTTTGCTGGGCCACTCCGGTATTTTGATTCCATGCGTTTGCGCCAGATGGCGAGAGATTGTTTCGTAAATCTTGTTGTATTCGCCGCGCTCTGGTTCCCGGGTCGATTCTTCGCCGACCATTATCCGCTGAATGGGTCGCCAGAGATGATCCTTTGCCGAGTTCACCGTCCACGGTATATCGACGTTCGGCTTCAGCGTCTTTTTCATGTCCAGCCCGGCTTCGTTTAGCGTATGCGCGACCTGCCCGAGCCAGAGATGGAGTGCGCTGTTCTGCGCCATCGTTCGCGGCTTCTTCGTCGTGTACTGAATGGCGATGTGCCCATGCTTCGCGTAGAGTTCTTCGATGTGCGCTATAAAGCGCTTCTTCGAGTCTTCGTCTTTAACTGTCCAGCCTTCCATATCAGTCTCCCATCTGATCCGCGTAATCTGTCCCAATCTGCCCGGGAATATGCACCCGGCAGTCTATGTCTCGATGCAAGCGTTTTGCTAAATTGAATGCGACGGCTTGCCCGGTGAACGATCTATCTGCGTCTGCGAATATGTGCAGCGTTGCCACTTGGCTCGGCGGCTCGAACTTCTCCAGCATTCCAGCGGTCGCAGCGGCCCAGCACGGAATCTTGAACTTGTGCATGACCGCCAGAGCTGTCTCGACGCCTTCGGCTATGCCCATCTCGGCATAGATATTCGTGAGACGTATTGCGCCGCCAGTTGTCGGTCTGCATGGCGGCATGATCTTCTTCGCAGACGGAACAAGCGCTTTCTGGCCGTTCGCTGTTAAATAGGTGACGTGCATCGTCGCCGGGAGTCCGTTCTTATCTGAGAACACACACACCATCGCCGGATGCTTACCGAGAGACTTGCCGCCGTCCCAGTATTCGAGACCGGGATGGAATCCGATCTTCTTGCAATTCGCCAGACCGCGATTGCGCAGATAAAGAGTCTTAGCGTTTATCTGTGATTCGTAATCGAGACCGCGACGGATAGATTCAAGCCGTGATTTGTTCTTGGCGAGATCTGGTTCGACGGGCTTGCTCGGCTTTATGTCGCCGACCATTTCTTTGATTTCCTGCGCGACCGCTGACTTGCTCATCCCGGTAATCTCTGCCGCTAGATCCCAGCCGGAGCCGTTGCCGCACTGATTGCAAAAGTATTTGCCGTCGCCATTGTGATTGGTGAATCTGAATCGATCCTTCCCGCCGCACATAGGGCAGGGCGCGTGCTTACCGTTCAGCAGCGCTTGATCGATGCCGAGCCTTCCGAGAATCTCTTGCCAGCGATTGCGCGAGAGCTGCATCAGATCATTCATGATATAGATCCAAGAAGTCGGCGAGACTCATTTTAAAGACTGCCGCAATTTCGACGGCCCGGGATAATTTTATGTCTTCGCTTTTCTGCCAGCGAGAGACTTGCTGCGGAGCGACTCCGATCTCTTTTGCAATGTCAGAGATTCGCGTGTGCGAGCTGGCTTGCGCTGCCCGGATCGCTTTGCCGAAATCGACCTTTTGTGACATAGTATTCTGGCTCATGTGTTACTTTCCCCGAAGTAAGAGTATTGCCCGGTGCAGTTATTAGCTTCTGCACCGGGCTTTTTTCATGCTAGAACGGTATATCGTCCCCGAATGTTTCGTTATTGTCGCTTTTTTGTTGCGGTTTTTCAACTGGAGCGTCCTTAGCTTTGAACTTCAGATCGAACGATGGCGATCTCTCATGGTCGCTTTTGTTGCGGAACACATTCACCCAGTAAGTCTTGCCGTCGATCTCGCAGTCTCCCTTTAGCACCATGTCTTGATCGTGACGTTGCTCGTGCTTCCATAGACCGCCGCGCATATTGTTATCGTATTCGCTCATTTTTACTTTCCCTTTAGTTGATTTACACTTTCGTTTATTGACTCGACTGCATCTGTCACTATGTCTTCGAGCGACTTGATGAACTCTTCGTCTCTTTTAACGCGAACCAGCAGCGGTTTAATGTTCTCGGCGTAGCAGAGAAAATCGCACCACTCTTTTTCAGCGATCCATAGCTGGCCCTGTACTTGAGCCAGATATTCTTGCGGCATCCTCTCCTTCTTTAAGAAGTCTCGCCAATATTTCACCATCGTGTGCGGCTGCGGGCACTTGATTTCCAGAATTCCGTCCGTTCCTTCGATGAGTCCGTCCGGGCTTGCCCCGGCTTCGATAGTGTCGTGCAGACAGAGACCGACTTCGATCACTTTGGCGTCGTACATGAACTCGTAGTATTCACGCGCCTTCGGCTCGGTATCTATCCCATGCTGCATCGCAGCGGTCGTTGGAAAAAATTTCGACTCCCCGGTGAGCTTCTCAGCGACCAGTTCGTCGATATAAGCGTCAGCAGACGCCGAGCGCTTCCCTGTGGGCGTTATTAGCCGACCAAATGAACTGCTAGTCGGCACTCCCCTGCGGCAAGCGTACCAGCCCTCAGTGCGTTGTTCGTGTGGCAATATGCGCATCTTCTTCTCCCGTGTATTTGCTTTCGATGTGTTTGCAGATGTCGACGAAATAGCTCCGCTCGAACTCCGTCCAGTCTGCCGTGAAATAAGTCGTGATTAAAGCAAGCCGCTTCACTTTATCTGCCATCTCGTCGTATTGATCCTGATCTTCTTGAATCGCTTCGACGGCTTGATGGAAATGCTGATAATCCGAGATAAATACCGCATAATTCTCCATCTTTTCGTGCAACTCTTCTTCGCTAATATCTAGCAACTGAGCAATCTCGGCAGAATAGAGAATCTTCTCGTCTTCATCCATTCTGCTCTGCCTTCTTAGTCTCTAACTTCAATATAGCAACGTCGGCTTGCGTAGCTGTCAGCTCTGCAATTCCGTCTACTCTGAAGTATTTATGGAAGATCTCGACATCTGCATCGGTCTCTTTAATCAGCTCATCTATGCGAACCAGTTGCTCTATATTTGCTGGCTTTATAGACTCTGCGCGTTCTTTTGCTATCTTCTCGGCAGCTTTGTCTGCTTCTGCGCTCGGCAGATCTTCGCCCGCGTAGATATAGTGACCGAGACCGAACATCGCTAGACACTTAACCAGACAGCGCATTTTTGCCTTATTGACTTGAACGGCGTCTGGGTTCGAGATCGCTTGATTCTTAAAGTCCATGACTGGTAGCCACATTTGGCGAGAGAGACCGTCGATCGTCACGGTGCAGTAAACCATGACCGAGCCGTCTCTTTGCGCCTCTGCGGGTTCTTGGAAGGAATACTCGGCTTGCGGGTAATGCTCCATAAGAGTACCCCATGCCCATGACCAGCTCAAAAAGCTGAGATTCTGTTTTTTCTCGATGCGGTCGGATACGTCGACCTGAGATAGCGTCGCCCAGATGGACGCGAATGTCGTCTTTTCGCTCATTTTAATCTCCCGATTTAGGCCAGCGGAATGCCAGCCGTTCGGTGATTATACTAAAATGATGCTTTTGTGCAACTTATTAGATGTGTAATTGTGGCGGGATTGTTAGTAAGTCCAGATGTGCGGTCTTGGCGCGTTTACGTCCATGTCGGTCGCAATGTCCAGATGGATGAATCGGCCGTCGCCCTTCTGATTGACTCCGACCCCGGTGAACAGCCCAGTATTGAGTGCGTGCTTTAGCAGTTGAATGGCTTCTTCGTAACTGACCGCAATATCTACCGCCAGCCCGCAGCCGTGAGCGCCGACGAAATCTTTATTCTTCTCGGCAGGATGCGACGGGCAACGATAGCCCGAAGTAATAACGAACGGGAACTCGCACATTGTGCGCAGCGCTTGCAATGCGTCCAGCAACTCGTCCGATATCTCGTGCCCGGTCGAGTCGCATTTGCCGCACTTGCAGCGGAATTCGCTGCGCGTGAAGTTCCGATAAGCGAGTTTAGCTGGCATTGATAAACTTATTCACTGCCGCTTCGATGTGATTATCGACGAAATCGTCGGCTTTCTCGATAGCTTCGTCTGCTATGTCGGCATACTTTGCCGCTGTCAGAATCGCTTCTTTGACCGCTGCGAACTTCTCCGAGCCTTTGCCAGCTTCCGGCATCTGCTCTTCGGCTTGCAGGACTAGATCTTTGATTGACGAGATTAGAAACAGAACGAACTGCGCGATCTCAAACGCTAATTTTAGCTTTCCCATTACTTGCTCCTTTTCTTTGGCTTTTTGGTTGGTTTTGCGGTTTTCTTATATGCGCTTTTGTTTTTCATTTATCGCCGAACTCCATGTATGCGCCAGCAGCTAATAAAGCGAGCAGCGCCATTGTAAAGAAGCGAGCAACTGTCTGCCCGACTGTCCGCTTTGTATCTCGCCATGCTTCGAGCAGCGAGCGAATCTCTCTCACGTCGTCCCGAGCGTCGTCGTCATATAGCCCGATGTCTTTCAGAGCCTCTCTCGCGCCCTTCTTCGCCGCCCGGTCGATCATGATTTCCAGTTCTGCGTCAGTCATCGAATACATACTCGTTCGTATTGATTGGGACGATGCGGAGTCCGGCGGCAGTGCGCTTCTCTGTCATGGCTTCTGGCTGATACATTGCGATCGTCTCCATAATCTCGACAATCTCTTCGGGCGAATAAGAGCCGCCGCTGTAGTAGATAATCGATAGAATGATTTCGGCCGGATCGTATTTAGTCATATCACCACTTCACGCGGTCGGCCCAGTAGGCGCCGCTCATCTTGCCTTTACGGATATTCTTCTCGTGCCGGGCTTTGAATGACGCCCGTCGAGCCTTATCTGCATCGCTCTCGTTCTTCTTAGCTGGCGATCCCTTCACGCCCTGCTGCCCGAACCGTATGAGCTTCACGTCGTCGCCATCTTTGGCGAGAACGACGTGACTCTTTGTTGAGTGCCCGGGAGTCTTCTTCGGCTTGTTATAGCCTTCGAGACCGTATTTCGTGAGTCTTGGATCTTTAGCCATTACGTTGAATCCTTTTGCTCCGATTTTAACACATAGAAGCCGATAATTATGTCAGATTTCGTGATCTGGTTCGTAATCCTTACCGGGTATCTCGTACTCGTGCCGAATGGCTATCCCACCGCTTCGACGGTAGACGATCTGATTCATTATGCTGGGCGACTTATAAAATTTTGATGCGTGCCAAGAATCGCTGGGAGCGAGCGTTCCGAATCTTTCCACCACCACCGAGTTGTCGAACTGCTCCGCGAGCTTGCTGTGGAAGTGACCGAGTATCCAATAGCGATGGCTCGTCTTCGACCAGACGCTCAATCTCGGCAGCACGTCAGCCAGACGGCGGCTCGGCGCTTTGTCGCCGTGTGTGACAGCGATTAGGTTCTTCCCGAACGTCGTGTAGGTATGGAAGCCCTGCGGCTCCAGAATGGTCACTCTCGGCTCTTTGGCGTATCGGTAACCCAGAACCATCGCAATGGCGATCGCAGTGTCTGAGTCGTGATTACCCCGGGCCATAACCACCGAGACCTTCGAGTGCTTCTCCAGTATCCGAGTTATCGCGTGAATCATTGTGTCAGCAGCGATGCGCATTACGCTCTCGATGCGCTGATCGACATCTAGCGGAGTCAGATTGGCCGTTGTGTTTTTGTGGGAGTTCGCGTGCATAAAATCGCCGACGTTAATCAGCATCGCTTCTTCGCACGCTGGAGCTGCGTCGACCAGATAGTCTATCGCTCCCAATAGCTCGGCAGATGCAACTTGCGAGTTGAAGTCTCTATCCCGTGTCTCGGATGCCTCCGCCCTCATACCGATATGCGCATCGCCGATTATAATCGTGGGTAATAAGTCCTTCGATTTACCCTTAGCGGACGGCTTAGGGGTCTTTTTCGCTTGTTTTACCTGCGAGTTGAGCTGCTCGACGAACGCTTTTAGCGCTTCTTCTTTTTCGGCTGTCTCCAGCTTTCGCCGGGTCTTTAGCCACGCTTTATTGCCTGAGTCGTCTTCGAGATAGATCGAGCGCCCGGTGACGTACTCGCCCTCTGGGACGTGTTCGGTCGCATCCCAAGCGTCAGAGAACCCGGCAGCAGCCGCAGCGCCTTTGACCGTCGTCACTATGTTTCGAACTGTGGCGTGAGTTATACCGAGAATCTGAGCAGCTTTCCCGGAGTGCCGATCGCAGCTTTCCCAGACTTTTACAACTTCTCGCTGCCGCTCAGTCTTCGCGTAATCTTCGAGCTTTGCCATTTACTTCTCTCTCTGAACGCCTTTGATTTTCTCGGCAGTTCTCATGCCTCCGAGTCCAAGCATACCAAATAGAACCGGAAGCATCGTCTCCATGTCGATCAGATCGAGCGTCAGATCAAGCCCGGCGAACTCTAGTCCGAGATTGATAAATGGGATCAGAATAAAGTTCAGCAGCATCGCCAGAGCGCATACCCAGCCGACCGCAGGACGCCAGCCAGCGACGAATAGAGACTGGTGCGCGGCTTCGACCGAGTTCAGTTGTATCTGCGCAATGGCTTGCTCGTTGGCTTGCTTGTCGGCGATTGTGGCTATCTCGTGCGCGAGAGCTGCTTTCTGATCTTTGTCTTCGATGAACTTATCCAGAATCCCGGTAACTGGTGCGATCAGTGATTGTGCGAGTTGAAGCATCATGTGAGTGACTCCTAAATAACGACTTGCAAAATCGCTATAAAACAAAAGTAAGCGACAACGGTAAGAAACCCGAAACCGACTGTATCGATTATGATTCTGCGACGAGCTGCCGCAGCTCTTACTGCTTCAATTCTGGCCTTCTTAATCTTTGAGCGCTCTCGCATCATCTCGATCCAGAAACCTTCTCCCGGGCCATAGACGCAGATAATTTCGCGCAGACTCTTCTCCATTTCCTGCATACGGTAACGCGCAGAAACGATGGCGAGCGCTTCCGCTTCAACGCTGCCTCTATCGAGAAACTTTCCGATGGAGCTGGTGTTTTCGTGCTTCGTCTCCAGCTCGACCATCTTGTCTCGATGATTATAGAACTGGCCGACTTGCTGCATCAGCGACTGAACTTCGTGCCCTTTGTTTACGGCGTTCTGGACGAAATTCAAAGTCTTACTCGCCATGTTCACTGCTAGAGTGATTTCAGCAATCATGAATAGACTTTGATCTTGCCGGGATCGACCAGCTTCGGAACACAATACGCAGCGACTTTAGTTGTATTATGTTGTACGCCTCTAGCCTCACGCTTCCCCGATACAATCTGCGCAGCGAAATAGTTGCACCGATTTACATTGAAGAAGTACATGGGTTCGCGGTTTGATATTATCTCCCCGTTCACCACAATCATAAGCATAAAGGCGTGAATCATTACACTACGCGAACTTTCAGGTTATTCCCTGCCAACGCTGTAATCCTCACAGAACTTTGAGTAGGCGCATCGAAGTCATAGTCAGTTCCTAAGACAGCACCTTTGTTTAACACGTTAGCATCGTAGTTGATTGCTACACCGTCTGACGAAGGTACTGTAGCACCCGATGTCATGTTGAAGACTATCGCCAAATCTAAATCGTCACCAAGAGCTATGTGGTTCGGGTCTGTAACAGCGTCTAGTTGAGTCTTGTCCATTTGGTTAGTGTAGGATATTGTGCCTAATGTGTATTCATACACATCATCTCCAAGCCCAGTTTGATTTACAATAAACATTTTTGAGCCGTTAGAATTAAATGCAAGACCTCTTGTTCCTGTGAATCCTGTGGCAAAGTTTTGCGTATAAGATGCAGTAGATATGTTAAATGCAGCTGAAAGACTGTACTCATTTACATTTCTATTTTGTTCACCTATTACAAACATTTTTGTTCCGCTTGGATTAAACTTTATATCAAATGGTTGAGTGTCTTGTGCTGCTACTGAAAACGCTTGAGTATAGCTTGCGGTTGAAATGTCAAAATTAGTTGAAAGAGAATATTCATAAACTGAATCATTTGTATTTCCAGTAACAAACATTTTACTGCCATCAGTGTTAAAAGTAAGGCTAGTTGGAGCTGTATCTTGCGAAGATACTAAAAAGCTAACAGAATCATAAGATGCTGTAGAAATATCAAATCCTGTGCTTAAGCTATATTGATGAACTCTGTCACTACCTTCACCAATAATATACATTTTAGTTCCGTCAGAATTAAACGCTATTCCTGTAGGATTTAGTTCTTGAGCCGCAACAGAAAAACTCTGGCTATAAACAGCGGTAGAAACACTAAATGACGTAGATAAATTGTATTCGTAAACAGCATTGAATTCGTCTCCGGCAATAAACATTTTAGTGCCGTCAGTGTTAAAAGTAATGCCATTTGGTCTTGTATCCTGAGTCAGAGAAAAAGTTGTTGAAGATGCGGCGGTAGATACATCAAATCCGTTTTCTACACCCTCAGCACCCTCCATAGCCTCAGCCAACGTAGCTAACTCTGTATTCGTAGCGCCGTTTACCCAAGTCTCTGAAGCGTATGTACCGTTAGAGTTGTACTGCCAAGTCCCTGCGTTGTTCCTGACAATATCTCTCTCGCCATCAGTGTTATCAATGACAGTCCAAGTAGTACGGTCGTCTGTGGAGATAGCGTAGTAGACTTCACCGTCACCTGCGGCTTGGTCGGCTGTCATGGTGTTGATGTCAGTCCAGTAGGTAGTGTCTGTTGAGGCTGTGGTGTGTACTGGTTGGTAGCCTGTTGGGACTAATTTTGTGCCTATGGTATATTGAAAAATAGCTATTGATTGGCTTCCTCCGACAAACATTTGAGTTCCGTTAGTGTTAAAGGCTAGTGAGGATGGGCTATTATCTTGACTTATACTAAAAAGTTGAGAGAAAGAAGCCGTAGATACATCAAAGCCTGTAGATAACGTATATTCGTTTACATTATCACTAGAAAGACCAGTAACAAACATTTTAGTGCCATCAGGGTTAAACGTAATTCCTGTTAGTTGCGTTTCTTGGGCAGATACAGAAAAACTTTGAGCTAGCGAACCAGTTGAAACAGTGAACGCTGCAGATAGTGTATATTCATATACAGAACCTGAGAATCCAGTTATAAACATCTTAGTACCAGTAGTGTTAAACGCAATTCCTACTGGAACAGAGGATTCGCTTGATACATTTAAAGAATGTCCACTCCAAGCAGCAGTTGAAATATCAAAACCAATAGACAAATTGTATTGCTGAATGATGTTATGTGCATCTCCAACAACAAACATTCTAGTTCCGTCAGTGTTAAACGCAATTCCAGTTGGATTTGCATCTTGAGCAGAAACACTAAAACTTTGAGAAAAAGTAGCACTCGTTGCATCAAAAGGACTAGTCAGATTGTACTCTTTTACAACTGCGCCACTGTAATCACTAATAAACATCTTCGTTCCATTAGTGTTGAATGCTAATCCATATAAAGCACTTGCTTGTCCTGTAAGACTAAGAGATTTAGTATAAGAAGCCGTAGAAACATCAAAACCACTATTAGGGTCAATATAACCACTCAACTCCAAATCCCCATCAGCAGCATTATAGACAACACCGTACATAGACCAGTCACCACTGGCGACCTGAGCGTATGATGTAGGCGCTGTAGTTTCTACAAAGCTACCGTCTGTGGCTGTTAAAACAAACGCACCTGAGTTAGCTTCGATGGTCTTGCCTACGTCTGCTGAGGCGAATGAGCCTGTGCCGAGTGCTAGTGCTAGTGGAATAGTGTATTCGTTTATTTCATCTCCACTTCTTCCGACAATAAACATTTTAGTGCCGTCATTATTAAATTTGATTCCTGTTGGAGTTCCTTCCTGTGCTGATACACTAAAGTTTACTGAGCTATAAGCAGCCGTAGATACATCAAAGCCAGTAGAGAGTGTGTATAAAAACACTGTCGCAGGTGATTGCCCAGTAATAAACATTTTAGTGCCGTCATTATTAAACGTCATTCCTTCTGGAAATGGTTGTTGACTATTTACTGAAAAATTTTGGGAATAACTAGCCGTAGAAACATCAAAGCCAGTAGAAAGCGTGTATTCGTTTACATTATCTGAACCTCTGCCAACAACGAACATTTTACTTCCGTCAGCATTAAATGCGATGTCTGTTGGGTCTGAGTCTTGGGCATCTACTAAAAAGTTTTGAGAATAAGTAGCTGTAGAAATATCAAATCCAGTGGATAGTGTGTATTCGTTTATATCTTTTCCAACCCTTCCAACAATAAACATTTTAGTGCCGTCAGAATTAAAGGCAATTCCTTCTGGGGATGTATCTTGAGCAGATACTGAAAAGTTTTGAGAATAACTAGCCGTAGAAACATTAAAACCTGTAGAAAGTGCATACTCGTAAACGGAATCGTTTGTAAAACCAACAACAAACATTTTAGTTCCGTCAGTGTTAAAAGCAATTCCCGTTGGTGCTGTTTCTTGCGCTGATACACTAAAATTATTTGTAAAACTAGCTTCACTAATAGCAGAGGCAACCCAATCCAAAGTAGTCGCCGCAGCACTATCAATTCTCGTGTAATTCTCTGTAGTCGAATTAACATCCCAAGAGTTATTAGTCACGCCTGACTGTGGTACTTCTTTAGTCACAGAAACGACAGGCGCAAGTACAGAGCTAGTCAGTGAGATACTGGCTGTCTCGCCGTTTGTGAATGTCTTTGTTAGTGTGCCGAGCGTTGGGTCTGATTGTACTTCTACCCATTCCACACCGTCTTCGGCAGCGTTTACTGCGAGTTTCTTTAAAGCATTACCTACTAGAGACGGGACTCCTGCGGCAGCTTGAGCAGCAGCGGCGTATATCTGAGCGTTGGTTTCGGCTGACTCTGCATTCGTTACAGCCGTTTCTGCATTTGTCACTGCTGTTTCCGCATTGGTCTCGGCAAGTTCAGCAGCAGTTTGCGCAGCCTGAGCAGCAGTGACATTTGCAGCAATGCCGCCGATGTCTGTGTTCATCTGCCCGATCGAAGTGTTCAGCTCGGTCTGCATTACTACCAGAGCAGCCAGAAAAGCGTCCGCGCGAGAGATAAATAACGCCGGAGCGTCAGTTCTCGCCGGAGCCGTTGGGAGTGTGCTTATAGTGTTAATCGTCATTATACTAGCCCTTCGATTTCAAGTGAGCATCTGGAAGTTGTTGGATTGCTGAGAATTATATCAAATTCTCGATAATATCCGTATACGATAGAGTTTCTGTTGTTTTCTTCAGCGATCCACGCGCACGGCGTAGTTCTCAGATCGGCCAGAATGTTTCGAACCGTTCCGAATACCGCTGTGTCAAGAATAACGTCAACGTCTAGCTTGTTTGCGTAAGGCCCGTCTGTGATTGTCACTCGGCCCTGAGAGTCGGTCGTTTTCGTAGAGTAATCTATGATCGAATAACTAGCTCCGTGCTGCGAGAACCCGAGATCGGCGAACTGCCCGATAATTAGTGCTCCGCATTTAGCTGTCCCGGTATCCGTGAACGTGACCGTGATGTCTGCGTTCGCATACGGCGGCAGATCAAGTATCGCCAGTCGGTCATCTCGGGCGATAGGTTCGAAGAAGTAAGCGTACCAGTCCTGAATGCCTGAGTCCGAAATAAGAGAGAACGTCTGGTTATAGACCTGCCCCTCTGTGGCATCATCTACCGTGACCGTGACTTCTGCGCAGTCGACGTTAATCAGAGCGAGCGAGTTCACGACCGTCGGAGACTGTAGAACGTACTCCATGCCGCCAGCTTTCTCGGTCTGCTCCTGAACGATGCCGTTGAATAGCTTCCAGCGGTTCGTGCTAGATACTTCTGTCCAGTTCGTGCCGTCGTCGACTGTGGGATCGTTTCCGGCGTTGCTATGAACCGAAGAGTATATTTTGTGAGTTGCAGTCGCAGCGCCATTAGCTGTAGTCGTAACCATCACCAGATCGCCGACGTGATAATTCGTTCCGCTTACCCATTCGGCTTGATCCGCTTCCGCTACTGTCGACGATTGGAATATCGCGTCATCTATTATGACTGGTCGAATTAACTTCATTTTATGCCCTCACTGGCGGCAAGCCGTTTTTGTCCCAGCGGTCGTTGAGTCGATAGAGCTTCTGAGTGTTTCTCGCCACTGCGATCATTACGTCTTCGATACTCTGGCGTAGTCCGCTCATCTCGTCTGCTACTGAGTCGGACGCCCGGGCCTGTTCTGCGGTCTGTACGCGCTCCCCGGCGTGCAGTTCTGCGACGTAGCCGTCGTAAGGAACCATATTCAAGCCGTCCCGGTGTCCCGGTATTGGGCCGACTAGCGGATATTGCTCCGGCCCCATAGTCGATGAGCTTTGAGCGTTTATAGTATTTGAGCCGGCAGTGAGCGTTATGGCGTCATTATTAGCCCCTGAGACTGTCAGAGTATCTATTCCAGTTGTTAAAGTGTCAGTCGCTTCAACTGCTGCATTATTTATGACGCTATTATTGGCCTCAACTGCCGAACTGGCAATTTCTGAAGAGTTATCAGCCGTCGAGTTTAATGTTGCGTTTGCGTTGTTCATTAGAATGCGGCTTCGATGCTCTAGCAGCGATGTTCCTGCTATGTCGAGAATGTCTTTAGCCCCGCCAGATCCGAATATCTGCGAGATCTCGCTTGCTGAGAGATTGTTTCTTGCGCCGACTGCTCCAATCCATTCCTGAGCGAAAGTGTCGAGCTGCGCCGTCATTGTCTTGCCTTTCGTCTTTCCTTCTTCGATGAACGTGCCGAGAACCGTGCCCGGGCCTGAACCTTCAACTCCGAGACCGTTAAACGTATGCCCTGAAAGATTAACCGAATAGCCCATGCTCTCGGCCAGAGCTGTCAGCATGGAATCCAAGTCTCGCAGCGGCTTTATTGCTGCTTCGGCCTGAGCGTTTGTTGCGTTCTGCTTGAATCCTAATGGAGCGAACCCGGACTCGAATGGAGATGTCTGGAATATATTGTCGTCACTCATGCCTCCGGTTTTCGCCATAGTGATACCAGCGGTAGATGTCGGAGTGCCGCCAGAGTCGAGACCGAAGCCCAGCGCAATCGCCGCAAGCGCAGCGGTCACCGGGTTAAATAGCATCGCCCCAAGATTAGAACCGGCAAGCGCCGCAGCCGTTGGCGGCCCCACAGTGCCAGCAGCTATACCCGTTCCACCGCCGAACATCCCGCCGATAAACTGTCCAGCGCTTGCTAGAACACCTCCAGCGGTTAATCCTGCGGTCGCAGCTCCGCCAGTTGTTGCAGCAGTTGTTGCGGCAGTTGTTGCAGCCGTTGTTGCAGCAGTTGTTGCGGCAGCAGCGCCACCACCGAAAACGCCGCCAGTCAGTACGGACGCCGCTTGCGATGCCATAGATGCTATTCCGGCTCCGATCGATGAGAATATCCCGCTGAACATCCCGCTGATCGAAGTTCCGATTCCGCTGAATGTGTCAGAGATCATGCTCGCTATCTGTGAAGCCGCCCAGTCTGCGATAAATTGCAGGATCATCGCTTTGAACTTCTTGGCGAGATCGTCGAATGCGTCTCGACCGTTCTCGAATAGATTCACAAAAAAGCCAGAGATGTTGTCCTTCATTTCTTCGTATGCTTTGGCTGCTTCTTCTGCGACTCGCTTCGCTTCTGTCTCGATGGCCTTCTGAGTCGCAGCATTATCTTTTTCGAGTTGCTTTGCTGCTTCAGAGGCATCTAGCATCGCTTGCTTCTCATTGTGCAGCTCAGTAGTTGCGGCGATTATCTCCTGACCGAGTTCTGACGTTGCATCCACCCCGGTCTTTTGTAGACCGTTGCGAATATCAATTTCGAGATTGCTTAGATAAAGAGCTTCTTTCTCGTTGCTTATTGTTCCGAGCAGCTCCAGCGCTTTTGTGTTAGCTGCTTCTGTCTCTACCGCCAGATCATTGGCTGCGACTGCGTTCTTGTCGACTTCAATTGCATAGTCAGAGAGAGAGCGACCAGCATTGTCGAACCCGGTCTCAGATGTTCCAACTTCGGTGTTCATCGTCTCCAGTTCTGCTTCCAGTTCTGCTATTCGTCCTTTGGTCTCGCCAATAGATGTGGCGAATGTGTTCGAATTAGTAGCACCAGATTCCAGCTTCGTCAGAGTCGCGTCAAACGTATCGTTAAAAGTTGAAATCGCATTGAACGGGTCTTTAGCCGCTG